CGTCGGCACCGTCGACGGCGAGCCCGTGGCGGCACCCTCGCACCCCCTGATCATCCGCACCCCGGAGGCCGCGTTGACGTGGCTTCGGGGGCGACTGAGGCGCAAGTGAGCATCAAAGACGTCACCGGCACCGAGCCCGTGGGCGCGGCGCTGACCATCGGGATCAAGGGCGACCGGGGCTTTCCCGTGGAAAAAGACAGGTTCCACATCATGGAGCCCCGCGAAGGCGCGGACAACAAGCGGAGCGTCCACCCGTCGTTTACGTGGTGGGCTCAGGCGCCGCCGGAGAACCGCCGCCTCGTGCGCGGGATCCTCGTCGGCCCGTGGGAGCGGATGCTCAAGCAGAGCTACCGGGCGCAGGTGCTGCCGGGCAAGCCGCAGCACCCCGGCAAGCGCCCGGCGTGCGTCGGCGACGGCATCACGGCGGAGCGTTTCATCGGGGACAAGGGCGCCACGGACTTCCGCGCGATGCCCTGCCCCGGCGAGGCCTGTCCGTTCCGCAAGCGGGGCACGGACCCCCGCAACGGCAAGGAAACCCGCGAGCCCTGCACGCCCTCCACGCTGTTCCTGTTCCGCATCGCCTTCACCGACGCCGTGACGGCCCGCTACCAGCCGCCGACGCCGGTGGTTCGGTTCGCGAGCAACGCGTGGCGGACGTACCGGGCGATCCTCGGGCTGCGGGAGTCTCTGGACCGCGCCGCCGCGACGCTGGGGCTTCCGGCCGACTACGACCCCACGGGGTTCCGGTTCAGCCTGCTGCTCACCGAAGCGAAGGGCCAGGGCACCAAGTATCCCACGGTCGTCGTGAGCCCCGACGAGTCGGCGATCGACTTCCTGCTCAGCCGCCAGCGCCTGCTGACGGTCGCGCCTGCCACCCAGGCCCCCGCGTTGTCGATGGACGACGTACACGAGGGCCACCTCGCCACCCGGAGCCCGCCATGAATCGCCCCACTGAGATCGACGACGACGTGACCACGCTGCCGCCCGAGCCCGACGCCGGCCCAGGCCTCGACACCGCCGGCCCGTTTCGCGCGCCCACGCCCACTCGTGTGCTGCTTGAGGTGTACGCCCAGGTTCCGTTTGTGCTGCAGGCGGCGGGGCTCGACCTCGACGGCCAAGCCGAGGTGAGCTGGGGGCAGGGCAAGCTGCCGGGGACCGCGTCGGTGCGACTGGCGCTGCGGGTGCCGGTGGACACCTACGACCATGCCGAGCAGCTCGACGCGATCCTACACGGCGCGCTCGCCCTCTACTCGGCGCGCGCCGACGCAAGCGGCCAGCACGTTCAGCGGGTGCAGTTTGGCGACGCCGACCTCGTGTGGCGCGCCACTGAGGTCGGCGACGTGGGCGAGGTTGGTGTCCCGACGAGCTGGACGGCGCCGCCCTCGTCGATGACCGTCACCGTCACCGATGGCGGCTGCACGTTGACCGTGGCGACCAAGTTTTCCATGCCGATCGCCGACATCGCCCGCGTCGATGGGCTCAGCCGCCAGCGCGTCCACCTCGTCGCGACGGCGACGCAGCACCCATTGTTTGGGGGCTGACCGCTAACCCTTTACGCTTGCGGCGTTGACTATATGACCGTCGCGGTGTAAAAGGTGGGTGGGAGGTGTCCGATGGGCACAGCACAGTGGAAGGTGTGGGCCACGACCACACCGCACACGATCGACTTGAGCGACACGGCGAAGCCGCCCACGAGCCCCGAGGAGGCCGCGCTTGCCGCGTGCCTCTGGGATCTCGACGTCGACGACGGCTCGTGGTTCGGCGGCGGCGTCGCGACCGTGGTGGTGGAGGCCCCGACCGGGGAGCGGTGGGCGTGCGCAGCTACGATGGTGGACGGGCCAGAGCGCGTCACGCTGACGCCGATGGTGCGCGCATGACCCACCGCCCGACGACCCTGCAAACGATGCTGCGCCACTGTCCCGCCGCGATCGACCACTACGAGGCCGGCCACCCGCAGGACCGCCGGATTTTCGGCGCTGGCACAGCCGCCCACGAATTCCTGCACGCCCTGGGTGAAGGCCGCGACCTCGAGGCGCTGGCGATCCGGCTGATGTCGGTCGGCCGGACGGGCATCGACGCAGAGCCTCCGCTCAGCCCCGACGCGGTGGTCGAGGGCCGCGACCTGGCGCTGGCGTTCGTCGAGCGCCACCCGTTGCCTGCAGGTGCGTTCTACGAGAGGCGCTATGCCTACGACGCCAGCTGGCAACCCGTGGACGCTGACCCCTACGTGGCGACACGGATCGACCGCGTCGAGGTCGAGGAGGACGAGGACGAGGACGGGTTCGCCAGCACCACGCTCGTGGTCACCGACTACAAGTCGGCCTGGCCTGCGACCGAGTCAGAGCTCGACACCCTGCAGCGTCGCGCCCAGGCTGTCGTGGTGTGGGTCGCGCACCCCGAGGCCACCCACCTGCGTCTGCAGGTCGCGAACCTGCGGCGCCGCGAGGTCTATGCCAGGACCATCACGCTCGACGAGGATGGCACCGCGCTGCTGGAGCGGTGGCGCGCGGATCTGTCGGCGCTGTGCCAGGCTGCGGACGTGCGCCCCAGGATCGCGACTGCGAGCCCAGGCTGTGCGACGTGCCCGTGGGCCTACCGCTGCGACGCTGCCAAGGCCTCGGGCTGGCAACGCCCCGACGACGACGACCTCGTCGCCGCAGCCGCCACGCTAGGCGCTGCGAAGGGCATCGCTCGGCACGCCGAAGACACCCTGCGCGAGCTCACCGAGGACGGCCCGCTGGTCGTCGGCTCGTGGGAGGTCGGCGCCAAGGCGGGCAAGGGTCGCGAGGTGCTTCCCACGGCCCTGGTGGATGCTGTGGCGACGTGGCTGGAGCGCAGCCATGCACCGCTAGCCCCGGAGCAGCGCGCGGCCCTGGAGGCTCTTTGCGGCGGCCTCGAGGTGCCCGTCAAACTGGGCGAGGCGCTGGCGAAGGTCCTGCACCCCCGCAAGGTCGATCGCGAGGCCTGGCTGGCCGAGCACGTCGTCGAGGTGGTGCGCCCTACGTGGGGCGTGCGACAGGTGGTCGCGGTGCCGGTGTCGCCTGGGGACGTGTTTTGAGCGCCGCCGGTTTTACCATCGGGGAGCTGCGGCTCTACGGGTGGGCGCTGGAGCGCCCGACGACGCTGGCCCGCGTGGTCGCCGAGCTCGCCGGGACCGTGGAGGCCCGCACGCCCGAGCGGGTGCGTGAGGACCTGCGCGCCCTCGTCAGCGCCGGCTATGCGGCGTCCTACGTGGGCGGCGTCGTGTGGGTCGGAGAGGCAGGCAAGCTGCGCGGGCAGACAATTGGCGACCGCGTCGAGGAGCTGCTCCAGCTTGGCCCGCGCACGTTCGGCCAGATCGTGCGGGCGCTTATGACGCCGCCCAGCGCGACAAAAGCGGCGCTGGTCGCGGGGCCGTTTCGCGAGCGCGCCGGACGCTGGCACCACAGGCCGGTCGGGACCTAAGCCGTTTGCGGCACCCAGTGGTCGCCGTCGAAGACGTGACCGCCGCCGATCTCGTGCCCGTCCGGCCCGACGATCGCGGCGCCGGTGCGTGCGAAAAACCGGGCGTAGGTTTCGCCCGCGATGGCAGCAGGCGGTGCGACGACCACAGGCTCGGCAGGCGGCACGAGGGGCTGCGCGTGGTCCTGGGGCAGCGCGGCGAGGCCGGCGGCAAGACCGTCGAAGGCAGCACCGGCAGCGTGGAGGGCGAGCGCGAGCGCGGAGAGGAATGCGATGATCAGGAACACGGGCACGGGGCCTCCTATGGCGTGCTCACCGCTACCACATCACGGGTGCGGCGGTCCACCTGCCGCGATCCACGCCGTCGCGATCGTCGTCACGCTGGCGATGACGCCTGCGATCATCCCCTTGGGGCCGGTGACGTTCTCCCACCATGCGGCGCGGCGCTCCTCCACGGCGGCGAACCTCGCCAGGATCTCGTTTGCCTTCTCTGCGATGACGGAGAGGGCGTTCTGCGCGGTGACCGCAGATGCGATTTTCATCGTCAGGTCGTGCTCCGAGACGGCGGCGATCACCCGCTCGCACAACGCCGGGTCATCGCGGAGGAAGGCCGAGATCTTGCGCCGGTCGTCGGCGGTGAGGTCGGTCATTTCACACCTTCCGCAGGGCGGCGCCCGCGTCGTAGAGCGCGGCGATCGTGGCCTGGAACGCGGTCTGCGCGGTGGATGACAGGCCATCCCACCAAGCCTGGACGTGCGCTGGCATGGCGGCCCGGAACTGCGCAGCCGTGCCCTTCGCTGCAGCGCGAGCGGCGTCCATCGCGGCGTAGGTGGCAGTGGTGCAGTCGCCCCAGCGCACGAACGTGTGCAGCGCGGGCGTGGTCCTGCTCGCGCTCCAATACGCGCCCGCAACGCCGGATTCCATGAAATTGCTCTCACCGTCGTTTACGACAGATCCGCCCATGATGTTCCCTCTCAGTGCGTTTGATACGAGTCGAGCAGCGCGACGGCGCCAGCCTCGGCGGCCTGGCGGACACGGAACGCGGCGCCGCTGGCGAGGTCGCCCGCGATGCTGCGGTCGCCCAGCTCGTCGCGTAGGTCCCGCACGCGGTGCTCTGCGACGAGGGCGAGCACGCGGACCTCGGTCAGCACCACCGACGCCGCAGCGACCACCGCCCCACGGCCACGCTCGGCGGCGAGGGCGGCACGGAATGCATAGCCGACGAGGGCAGCGCCCGTGAGCACGACGGCGACGACGACCAGCATTGAAACCCCCGACCGCGCCATAGCACACCCTACGTATTCACGCCTAGCAGGTCGTATTGTTCGGCCGCCACTCTGGATAACTGCCGCCGTCGCTCGCGGTGTGAGTCGCCCACGGTTTGCTCGCAGCGGTGGCGTAGCTGCGGGCTCCGAGGATCGCGACGTGGACCCAGCCACCAAGGCCGTCGCCCATCGGCGCCGACAGCCCCGACCGGTCGGCGTGCGTCGTTTCGGCGATGACCTGGCGCAGCTGGTGGGGCAGCCGCTCGCGGTGCTGCCAGATCAGCGCGAGCAGCTCCAGAGGTGTCATGCCCCAGACCTGAATGTCCGCAGCTTGGCCGGCGTTGTGCTGGGACCCGGAGCCGGGCCGGATCCCGCTCGTCAGGTAGACCGGTCGGCCGACGAGCTCCCGAACGGCCTCGACCACCTCACAGACGCGGCGAGCCTCGAGCAGCCGCTCGCCGACGAGCAACCCTGCTCGCTCAGCCCACTTGTTTGCGCGCTTCGCCACGACGGTGCCGGCGACGAACTCGACGGCGGCGACGTGTGGGCTCAGGCGGTCGGTCGGCTGCACGTTGCCTCCAATGGCCAGAGCGTACCACGCTGGCTACGGTGACAGCGACCAGGAGGTCCCACATGCTCACTCTACTGACGGGCTCGGTGCTCGCCGCGGCGCTGTCCGGCTCGACGCTCGCGATCCAGTTGGCGACGCTGCTTCTCAGCGCGCCCACCACGCTCACGATCTCCGGCGGCGTCGTCACCGCCGCGCAGACGCAGCACCTGATCGACACCGAGGGATCGGCCGCCAGCGACGACCTCGACACGGTGACCGGCGGCGCGACGATCCCGATCCTGATCTTGCGCCCCGCCAGCGGCGCCAGGACGGTGGTCCTCAAGCACGGCACCGGTAACTTGACGTGCGAGCTCGCCCAGAACGTAAGCCTCGCCGACGCCACCGACGTGGCCGTTCTCATCTGGAACGGCACCGGCTACACGGTGAGCAGCTACAGCACGATCTCCCCCACCGGCGGGCTCGGCTACCTCGGCCAGGGGCTCGCCGAGAAGGTCAGCACGTCGCACGTCGCGACGGGCTCGCTCACGTTCGCGGCCGGCGACACCAGCAAGACCGCCGCCGTGAGCTCAGGCTTCAGCGGCTGCAAGGTGATCGCGTGCTTCGGCGCTGACCCCCTCGCCAGCGCGGGCAAGGTCTGGGGCTCGGTGAGCGGCGCCACGCTGACCGTCACGCTCGGGACCGCGCCCGGCGGCAGCGGCACGACGGTCAACTACCTGCTGTACTACTGAGCCACGACCGGCGCGACGAGGCCTTTCGGCGTGGCGTAGGCGATGGTCCCGGTGCCGGTGGCGACGTCGCCGGCATGGCCAGCCAGGTTGGTCAGGTACGGGAAAAGCGCGGCCCGCCCGGGGCATGGCACCAGCACCCGCACGCCGCGCCCGCTGCTCAGGCTGTAGGTGCCGGTCACGCCGCTGGGCAGGTGCATCGTCTGCCAGCTGTCCCAGCCGCTTTCGGTGCCGGCGGTGACCCGCACATTAGCCCGCTCCAACAGCGCCGCTATGCCCGACTGGTACTCCGTGGTGCAGGCGACGATGCCGGTAGCGCCAGCCACGCGGGACAGGCTGATCCCGGTGGCGGCGCCGATCCACTCCAAAAGCATCACCTCGGCGTCGTCAGGGTCAACCACCGCCGTCACGACGGTGTTGACGTTGGCGCTGCCGTTGACTGCCGTCACCCACGCCGCGATCAACGCCGTGAGGTTCGCGGCGGCGGCGACGAAGTCGTATCGGTGGGTGTTGTCCGGGAGGTCGAGCCGGTACGTGTCCGTGAGCCCGACGGTCGAGAGCGTCACGCGCGCCCGGCGCCGGATCCCATCCTCCTGCAGCGAGAACTGAACGAGCGCCTGGAGCGCGCCGACGACGCTGTACCCGCCGCTGCCTGCGGCCGGCGCCACGGTCGGGTCGATGCTCGCAGCAGACTGCTCGGGGATCGCGCCGCTCGCGAGGAGGGCGTAGCGGAGGGCGGTGGCTTGGTCGGAGGTGGACATTGGGGCCTCAGAGGATCGGGTTCAGGACGCCATGATCGGCCACGACCGTGACGGTCCGCAGCTGGTCTACCGTGGATAGCCCCGCCCCGAGCCCGAACGAGTAGAGCTCCACCACGTAGTGTTTGAGCTGGGGATCGGTGATCTCGCCCGTGCCGGCAAACGTGAATGTCGGGGTGGCGGCGTCAATCGTGCCGAGGACGGTCTCAGCGCCGCTCGATTTGAGGATTCGAATCACGCGGATTTGGAAGTCGCCCGTGGCGCCAACGAAGGTCGCGGTGATGCTGATCAGCTTCGGGAAAAGCGCCGGGCCAGTGCTCGCCGGGTCGTAGGGAATGATCAGAGGCCGGCGGAGGGTCGCGGTTCGCGCGACGGCGTTCGGGTTGTGCAATACGTGCGACGTGCCGAGCGCAATCAACGAGGCAGGCAGGTTGGCGCCCACGACGGTGTTGAGGACGATCGGGGTGTAGCCGCCGCCGCTTGGCGAAAAATCGTGGTCCAAGGTGAGCAGGTCGGTGCTGTCGTACTGGAATCGTGCGCCGTACACCGCATCGGCGACGGCCTTCGGCCCGACCATACCCGTGGTGCGCCACTCCCAGCCGACAGCGCCCACGGTGAGCAGCGCGCTGTCGGCCACGCTCCCTGCCGACCAGGTCGCAGCTAGGGACGGGGGGCCGACGGTTTCGTAAAGCTCGACAGCCTGAGCTGCAAGCGTGCCGTCTGCTGGCGCGATGGCATCCAGCAGCACGATCCAGTCGCTTGCCACGCCCCACAGGTCGTTTGCCTGCAGCGCGGACACGGGTTGACCGGGCAACCAGCCCTGAGCCTTGCGCCCGGCGATGGGCTCAAGCCGCACGCCGGGGTCAGTGGCAAACTGGTAGGGGGTCGAGGTCGGGCGGGTCCAGACATCCATCGGTGGCTCCGTGTCAGAGGTCGTATGCCCACGTAGCGGCATCGGTCCAGGGCGTCATGTCCCAGCGCGCGGTGGTGGCGGTGGCGAGGATCGCCTCGGTCTCGGTAGAGGCGTCGACGGCATCCCGGAGCACACCGCCCGCCCTCGACAGCCACGGCGCGGAGGGCGTGAACGCGACCAGCGCCGCGAGCGCAAGCCCCGCCGGGGGTAGCGGCGTCTGGGTGGCGCTCCCCACGTCCGCCCCGGTGAGCCCTAGCCACACGAGCCACACCGCGCTCGAGGTGGCGTCGGAGCCAAGCGACAGCCGCCGGCCCTCCACGATCCGCCGGTACTCGGTGGTCCTGAGGCCGCCGGGGGGCTCGTTCACGCGCAGCCCGGCGACCTCCAGCACCCAAGGGGCAGCGGCGCCAAGGTCCACGAGGCCCACGGCGAGCTCCTGCAGCGCGGACTCCATCACCGACCACGGCCAGGCGAACGCGAGCACCACCGAGAGGCTGTCCCCGATGGCGGCGGGCGCGGGGAGCAACGACTCGACGTGGCCGTCCCAGTCCTCGATCCAGGGGTAGAGCGCGGTCACGTCGTCACCGTGATTACGCCCGGCACCAGCAGCGTGGTGACGGCGGCCGGGGTGACGTCAGCCGCCACGCCGTCAAGGAGGATGACCCCGCCGACGATGCCCGAGGTAGGCCCTGGGAGCGCCTGAGCGAGCGCGAGCCGGTACATGGTGCCGCCCACCGCGAGGCCACCGAACACCGCCAGCACGGCTTGCTCGACGGCGCCCGAGACGCCCGCGAGCGTGGTCCCGGTCGCCAGCACCACGGTCACGTCGACGTCGACGGCTTGCGTGGTGGGGTTGGTCCAACGCACGGTCACGGCGCGGCCGTCCACGCCGGTGATGCTGACGGACTCGGCGCCAATCGTCTGGGTGGAGGCGCCGACGCACGCGTAGATCGCCCGGCCCAGCTCGGCCTCCTGGGTGGCCCCGACCGGCGCCGGGTAGACAGCGATCGCCAGCACGCCGGGGGAGGTCCGCGCGACGGCGACCTGCTCGACCCACAGCAGCGCGAGCAGCGTGCGACGGATGCCAGCCGGGGTGGGGCAGCGCGGCCGACCCAGGGACAGCGCCCAGCGGCGGCGGAGGATGCTGTCAGACTCGACGTCACGGCCGACGGCGTAGGTGTCGCCGGGCGTGTAGGTGAGGTTCGTGGGCGTCACTAGGGCGGTGATCGGCGTCAGCGTCGACGGCGCCCCCTGGGACAGCGCGACCGGCCCGGTGTCCACCGCCTCGAGCACGACCTCGTCGCCAACCCCGACGACGCCGTACCCCTCGACCACGCGCCAGCTGCGGGCCAAGCTGTCGCGGAACAGCGCGCGGTCGGGCAGCGTGGTCGCGGTGACGACCTGGCAGGTGTAGCGGCTGGCGATCGCGGGCTTGCGAATGACCACCGGGGACACGGCGGCGTCGAGCGCGCTGCCCGAGGCGGTGAGGGGGTTCAGCCCGTCGACGCCGATCTGCAAGCCCTGGGAGGACTCCCACGCAAGCTCCCCGACGGCGGCAGTCCAGTCGCCTTCAAGCGTGCCGACGTAGTCCAGCGACAGCGACAGCGCGGCGTCGAGGCGGTTGCGGATGCCCTGGGTCCAGACTGCGGCGGTAACGGTCAGCACGGGTCAGCCTCCTGCGGCGACGATCTGGAACAGCAGCGGCGGCCCGCTCGTCTGGTAGGGGTCGGCGACGACCACGGACAGGGAATAGGCCTGCCCGTCGAGCACCACGGTACACCGGGCGGGGCAGGACAGCACGCCTGCGACGCGGGAGGGCGTGACGGACTGCACGGACTGCACGCCCGCGACGGCGCCAAGCTGCAGGCGCACAGCGGCGGCGATCTCGGGCAGGCCCGTGGACGGCTCCGAGGCCCAGCGCATCCAGGGCAGGCCCCTGGCGGCGTTCTCCAGGGCGGTGCCGACCTCGGTCCACAGCCGCTGGTAGATATTCAGGCGCACGGCGTCAAAGTCGCGCGCCGAGCTGAACGGGATGCGCACCGAGCCATCGGCGGTTCGGGCCAGCGTTGGCGCGGTCATGGTCGCACCTCCCGCGTGGAGCCTACCCCGTTGGCGCGCTCGTCACGAGTCGACCTTTACGCGGTCGGTTTCGATGCCAGCCACGGTGGTCGCAGGCCCCGGCGTCGGCAGTGCGAACGCCCCGGTATACGCGGGCGGCGTGATGGGGCTCGCGAGCGCCCCGGCGACCGGGTGGGTGTGCAGGGTCATCCACGCCTCCAGCCGCGCCAGCCGGGCCTGGACGTTGTCGGCGCGGGCCAGCGTGTGCGACGCCCCCACGGCCCCAACGTGCAAGGCTTCCCCGCCCGGCATCGTCAGCGCCGGCTGTCCGTCCGTGCGCGCGGGGGCTGGGTCTTCTGGCACAGCCCCCGCGGGCTCCACCCACACATCCGCCCACGACCACCGCCGCAGCGAAGCCGGCGTCACGGGGCAGTCCGCGCCGCTGTCGACCTCGTCGTGGCTGACGGTCCTGAACACCGCCACGGCCCGGTCGCCCGCGTTGAGGCCCCACGTCAGCGCACGCCCGCCGCCCCACGGCCAGCGCACGGGGACGCCCGCGACGACGGGCAGCACGGTCCCGCCGATGCTGCCGTCTGGCTGGAGCTCTGGATCGTTCGCCCAGGGCTGCACCGACGCGGTCTGCGTCGCGGCGTCGTAGGACACGATCCGCACGTCGCGCGACACCTCGACCTGTCGTCGGATGATGCCGCCCACCGACAGCATCAGGTCCGCGAGGCTGGCGTCGGCGCCGCTCACGGGTTGACCCACGCGGCGTCAGCGCACCGCCAGGAACAGCACCTGAGCACGCCCCCGCGGCGGCCGGGGACGTCGAACAGTAGGATCACCCGGCGGGCGCAGATGGCGCACGGGGGCAGGTCGTCACGTCTGCTCATCGGGGCCTCCCAGTCACGTAGGTGTACCAGGGCACGTCGTGGGTGTCGCCGTCATGCTCGACGATCTCGGCCACGTAGTCCCCGGCGAGGGTGTCGCCCCCCACGCGGTAGGAATCGCCCGGCAGCAGCCCTGCCTCCATCAGCAGGCACGCCCTGACCCGCCCGTCGTCGACCTGCTCGGGGTAGCCGACGAGCTCTGGCGGCTCAAACAGCGACGACCGCACCCGAGCGGCGCCGACGAGGGGAAGGAGCACGAGGCGCCCGGACTGCACCGACCACCGACAGCCACAGTCGCCGGCGAGGGTGTCGAGGACATCACGCGCCCCTCCGGTGGCGGTGTAGCCCCGCGCATAGGTCGGGTCACGCGGTAGCAGCTCGCGAGGCGCCGACAGCCCCAGGGCCTCGGCGATGAATGCAAGCACCTCGGACGCCCGCACCTCACCGGGCCAGGCCGACGCGAGCCTCGTCAACCGCAGCGCGGTGGCCGCCTCCTGCACCTGCCAGGAGGTGATGACCTCGCCGGCCTCGACCACCCGACGCAGCGACAGCGGCACCACGGTGCCCCGGAGGAGCTCGCCGTGAATGTCGCGGTAGCCGCAGACGAGGCGCGTCTGCGTCGTCGGCGACGTGATCTGCCCGTAGGTGGTGGGGTCGATGCCCCAGACATCGACGGCGGCGGTGTCGAGGCTCCTGCCGTTGCGCCGGACCCTAACGCGGGTGCGGAGGCCCTCGACCTCGACGGCCAGGCCGGCGGCTGGGACGATCTGGAGGACGCAGTAGCGGTCGAGTTTGCGGGGCATGGGGGAGACTACCGCGTCACGCCACGGCCCGCAGCGCGCAGATGAAGTCCTCTGCCACGCGCGGGACCACGGCGTTGCCCAGCAGGTGCATCGCGAGCTTGGGATCGGGGGGCAGCACGTAGTCCGCCGGGAAGCCCATCGCGGCGCGCGCCTCGGGGATGGTCAGCATCCGCATCCGGTCGCCGTCGATCACGGCCCATCGGTCGCGGGTGGTGATGGTCCCGATCGGCCTCGCCAGCGAGCGCCCGCCGGTGGTCGAGCCGTAGTAGCTCACGAGGAAGCGGTCGCCGTGCTCGAGGCGCCCAGCCTCCACGCGGGCCAGCGTCGCCGACGCCCTCCCTTCGCGCTCCACGTCGCTCCACCGGCCCGCGGTGAAGTCGACAAACGACGACGCGCCGACGTGCTCCCGACGCACCACAGGCAGCATCAGGGGCCAGCGGGATCGGGTCCCGACCAGCACGAGGCGCGGGCGGGACTGCGGCACGCCGTGATCGGCGCTGTCGACGTAGTGCTCGGCGAAGGTGTAGCCCAGGGCCGCCATCGCCGACCGCCACGCCGGGTAGAGGATCCAGCGGGTGAAGTCGGGGACGTTCTCGACCAGGACGAACGGCGGGCGCTTGGCCTCGCACGCGCTCACCACGGCCCACGCGGTCGAGCGGGCGGCGTCGTGGTGTGGGGCGTCCTTACCCCGGGCGCGGCTGTGGCCTTGGCACGCGGGCGACGCGCAGAGCAGGTCGTGATCGGGAAGGTCGGCAAAGTTGGCCTGCTGGAGGTCCTGGGTCCAGTGCATCGTGGCCGGGTGGTTGGCCCGGTGAGCGGCGACGGCGGCGGGCCAGTGGTTGGCGGCGACTGCGACGGAGCATCCAGCGGCCTCGGCGCCAGTCGAAAATCCGCCCGCGCCTGCGAACAGGTCGACCGCGATCACGTCGACACCTCCAGCGTGCAGCCGGGCGCCAGCCAGAACGACGCCGCGCCACCGGCCTTGCGGGCGCGCGCGGCGAGGCGCTCCTCAACGCCGGGCATCCGGCTCGCGGCGAGCTCGCGCGCGGCCTTGCTCAGCTCGGGGTGGGTCGACGCAGCCCGGAGCGACATGTAGAGGTCGGCGGCGTCGAACGGACGGGTGAAGGCGTCCAGCCACACCTGCAGCTCACGGGCCTCGGGGCGCCATGCCTCGGGGTAGCGACGCTCGGGGAACAGGTCGCGCTGGGGGCGGACGGGCGGCGCGGCCCACCGGCTACGGCTACCCACCGGACACCTCGCAGCGACCGGTGGTGGTCGGGCACACGTCGCGGACGGGCACCGGCTTGGGCTCCAGGGCAGGGTTCGTGCGCTTCGGGCCGGGCGGGTGGTGGATCTCGCACACCCTCAGCCACCCGGTGCTGGTGCGGATGCACAACAGGGGGTCGCCGCAGCGGGGGCAGTTGACGAGGCCTTCGCCGGGGTCGCCGACTTCGGTGGGGCTGGTCACGCGTGCCCCCAGAGCAGGAGGATCGCCACGATCGACCACGCGATCACGGCGTCCTGGCACGACTCGGGGACGCGGGCGAGGATGAAGTGCGCGAGGAGCGCGGTGCAGGCGAGCCAGAGGGCGGCGATCATGCGAGGCTCCCAGACGTCCCGCCGATGCCCTCGGGTGACGTGGCTTCGGTGTGGGCGTGGAGGCGGGCAACTTCGGCCTCCAGCGCCGTGATCCGTCGGTTGAGCTCGTCCCGCAAGAGCAGCGTCATCCGCAGCGAAGGCAACGGCGGGGCGTCGTCGTCGATGTGGTCGCCGTGTTCGATGGCGCGAGCGATGAAGCCCTGATCACCGGGTCGCGCCCGCAGCCACGCCCCGATCGCCATCCGGTCAGCCGCGACCGCATCCGCCAGCGTCTCTCGCAACGCCCGAACCTCAGCCACCGCCGCAGCGGCCTGCCCCTCAGCAGCCGCGAGCCGGATGTCCCGCGACTCCGCTCGCTGCGCCACGCCCTGCACCATCATCACGAGCCCGGGGAGGTCGGCGAGTGGGTCGACGTTGGCGGGGGTGCCGATGGCGGTGGCGATCTTCCGCAGCGCCGCAGCCATGAAGTCATCGGGATCGAACGGCTTTTCCCACGGCTCACCCATCGCTCACCTCCCCAAAAACCCCGCCGACGAGGCGGTATCGGTCACCCATCGTCTACCTCCGACCCCATGCCTGCCTTCCACGCCCACTGGCGAAGATCCTCGACACCGCCTGACGGGTTGTCGCCGCCCTCGATCTTGTTCAACCACGCAAGCAGCCGCTCGCGCTCCGCAGTCAACCGCGCCACCTCCGCGTGCAGGTGCAGGCAGGTGGCGTGGAGGGCGGGGGCGGCGGCGAAAAGTTCGGCCGTCTTCACGTCATCGGCGGCGGCTTGAACGTAGCCCTCGGCGTCGTAGACGTTCCAAGATGCCGGACCCATCTTGACCGCGAACGGCGCGCCCGGAAAGCCGGTGAGCGCCTGCACCTCGGCGAGCGTGAGGATCGGGGCGGTCATGAGGCACCCAGCGCGAGCAGCGCGCCCGCGAAGGTCTCCACGCGCGAGGTGAGGCGGGCATTCTCGGCCTCCAGCTCCTTGACGCGGGCGGCGAGGGTGTCGCGCTCGGCACGCAGCCCCGGCGCCTGCACGATCGCGGCGATGGCGTCGGCGGCGGCTTCGATGGCGTCATCTTCGTCGCCCACGTCGTCGCAGGCGATCTCCCAGCCGCCGGGCGCCACGTAGCCGCGGATCTCGCCGTCGATCAGCGCGTGGTCACCGTCGATCGTGGCCTTCACGCCCCGCGCAGCCAACGCCGTCACCAGCCGCCCCGCAGGCGTCCGGCAGTCGGGGCAGAGGCCGTCTTCGTTGAGGCGCGAGCGGGAGCCCTCGGTCTCGCAGGAGGTGCAGGGAACGTCGTTTTGCGGGTCGGTCAGCATGACAGCATCTCCGGTGTGGCGCTGCTGGTTTACTCAACCGCGCTAACACTGTCAACCTCCGCGCGTGAATACCACCAGAGTCGCACCTGTCGCCCAAGGTCGTCGTGCCCGTAGGTGTCCGGTCCCGACACACTCCAGCGCCCGTCTGGCAGGTAAGCCGAGGCCCCCGGCGCGTTCAGCGGCGCCGCAGGGGTGAGGCGCATGCCGGTCGCGATCGGCGTGCCGTTGGGCTGCTCGAGGTCCACGTACCAACCGGCGCACCGAGGCAGCCAGTAGCAGCGGACGCCGACCTCCACGCCGCCCAAGTCTACCACCACGCGGAAACGGTCGGATCTGGCGTCGAGCGGGATCAACTGCGGCACGGGTCACTCCCCAAAGAAAAACGCGACGCCCGTGTCGATGCCAGCCGCGAGCGCAGACTTTTCCTGCGTCGGCTGATTGCCACGGTCTTCGGTCGGCGCGCGACCTGCTGCGGCGTCGGGCCTGGCGGTCTGTCCTGGCGGCGTCGTCGCGCCCTCGACGCCCAGGTCTATGGTGCGCGTCTGCGCGATCTGCGCTCGCACAAACGACAGCGACACGGACAGCGCGAGCGTGCCCCGCTGCTCGTAGGTGTAGCTGGTCAGGAACAGCTGCTCGTCGGGTGGCAACAGCGGCTGCACGAGCGACAGAGGCACGCCCACGGCCTCGTCGAGCCACCCGAGCACCTCGGCGATGCGGTCGGAGCCTGCGGTGATGCCGGCGATTGTCGGGGTCATCGACACCACCCACTCCACCCCGAACGACGTCGCCAGCCGCTGCGCGTGGTCCACGACCACCCCGAGCCGCTGCACCGGGTGCTGGGCCACGAGCACCCCGGGCGCGCCGCGGTAGCCCACCACGCCGTCGAGCTGGAGAGCCTCGCCGCTTCCATCGGTGCGAAGCAGGACGGCGCTCACTGGGTCACCCCCATCGCGGCTTGGGCGTTGAGCACCTGCTGACGGACCTGCGCGGCGGCTTCGTCGGCGATCTGCGCGGGCGTCATGCCTGCCGTGTTGATGGTCACCGGCACGTTCACGGTACCGCCGTTTGCGCCGGTCGTCGGCACGTACTGCTGACCGCCCCGGCTGTAGACGCCAGGCGCAACGTACTGGGCACCCAGCAGCCCGGAGTCAAGCAGCCCACCAAGCCCGCCACCGGCGACCGCGCCCTGAATCGCTCGGCCGCCCTCCGCTGCGATGCTCGCCTGGCTCGCGGCATAGTCGAGCGCGCCGCCAAGACCCCCTCGGGCGTAGTCTGCCAGCTGCTCAAGGTAGGGCGCGATGGCGGGGAATTGCTCGGCCAGGGAATCCAGGGCGCTGCCGATGCCATCGGACAGCGCGCTGGCGAGCGCCCACGCGGTGTCGCCCGTCTCGGCGAGCAGCCCGTCGAATTCCAGAATCGCGTGGTAGGCCTCCGACCGCACGCCCATGTCATCGGCCAGCCGCAGGATCTCAGAGTCGCCGCCACGAGCAGCGACGGCGAGGTCGTCGGCGACGAGGGCCGCAGCCGCGAGGGCCAGCGCATACGGTCCCAGCGCCACCACAGCGGTCCCGATTGCCCCAGCCTGTCCGATGATAGCCCCGGCGAGCGGCGACGCCACAGCGGCGGCCTGGGCCATGCTGCGAGCTACGCCGACCGCGCCCCACGCTGCCGCAAGCCCGAGCGCCGCAATGGCAGCAGACTTCACCGGCTGCGGGATCGCCTCCATCGCGTAGGCGAGGCGCTCGGCGTAGTCATCGACACGAGCGCCGACAAAGTCGTGGACCTCGCCGACGAGGCCGTGGAGCGGGCGCAGCAGCTCAAACCCGATCGCGTGGCCTGCGCGTTTCGCGAGCAGCCCCAGGTCGTCGAGGTCGTCGAGGAAGTCGCCGGCGAGCTCCGCGTCGGCGGTCGTGATCTCGCCCTGGAACGTCTTAGCCTGCCGGGTAAGCGCGACGAGGCCGTCGCCGCCCAGGTCGAGGAGCTCGGCCATGCGCGGGCCGGCCTCACCGAGCAGCATCATGCGCAGCCGAGCGCGCTCGGCGTCGTCGGCCACGCCGGACAGCGCGGTGGCGATCTGCGGCAGCGCGTCTTTGGCTTTGCCGAGCTTGGCCGGGTCGAGGCCCAGCGCGTCGAACGCCCCGGCGGCATCCTTGCTCCCGTGGCGCGCAGCACCGATCTGGCGCTGCAACGTCGTGAGCCCGGTCGCCATCACCTCCAGCGTGGTGCCTGTCCGGTTCGCGGCGTAGCCAAGGGCCTGCACCTCCTCGACGGACATGCCCGAGCGGATCCCGAGGTCGTGGAGCTCGTCGGCCGCCTTGGCGGTGCTGACGGCGAGACCCAGCGCAGCAGCGCCCGCAGCCAGGGCCGCGCCGGCGAACGTGCTCTTGAACGATGCTGCGGCGGCATCGCCTGCTTCCTCCACAGCGGCGGCGGCGGCCTTAGCCTTGGCCTCCGACGCGGTGTCCACGGCGAACGCCACGCCCACGGTCAGCCTGTCCACCTCACCCGGTCCCAGCATGGCGCTGCCCTCGGGTGGAGCGTACCACGTCGGCTACCGCCACGCGCCTCGTGCGGCGTTGGCGATGGCGGTGTCGGCGATGCGGTCGAGCGCGGCCTGCTCGTCCTGCCAGGCGAGGGCGTCGAGGATCGCAGCACACTGGCGGCGGCGAACGAGCGTCAGCCCCTCGGCCTCGGCAATCGTCATGCCGAGTCGAGGGTGGAGCGCGATCCGCCAGCTAAGCCCGTTGCACCGCGCCGCCGCCATCGCGACGACGAGGCGCGGGGCTAGCTCGCGGCCTTGGCCTCGGCCTGTTTGCGGGCTGCTTCGGCCGTCCGGCCCGGCGTCATGCCGGGCAGCAGAAAAAAATCCTGTGCCTGCCAGATCTCCAGCGCGAGCGCGGTCGGCTCCCACGGGCGGCCAGCGAAGACCGCGTTGAACGAGTTGTCAAGCCGCACGCCCTCGCAGGTGTACGGGCGCACGGTGCGGGCCACGAGGTCGCGCATCCCAGCAACGCGGAGCAGCTTCGCCCGGCCGATCATCATGCGACCGCCGTTGCCGCCGTAGATGTCGGCGACGGCATCGGCCTCGAGCATCGCACCGAGGAGCTGGTGGTAGGCCTCGTCGGCCTCGGATCCGGTCATCACCGGCCCCACGTAGGTGCGGCCGTCGAGGACGCCCCGGATCTGCCCGTCAGCGCCAATGCCGAAGGGCGACTGGATCGAAGCGTCAGCCATCACAGCCCCTGCCGGACAACGTCAACCAGGGTCAGCGTCCACGTTACCACGGACGCCGTCTGCGACGACACGATCTCGGGCTGCTGGGTGACGTAGCAGTGCGACCATGCCGCGAGCGCGCCGGGCAGCGATGCGATCGACGCCGAGCCGGGGTGCAGGGTGCCAACGGTGCCGACCTCGGCCTGCTGCTGGGCAAAGAACCCGAGCATCACCGCGTGGGCGGCGTCGGTCTGGTAGCAGGTGACCGTCAGCACGGCCGACCGGAACGGCGTGACCTGCTGGATGTTGTCGCCTGAGTTGCTGTCGGTCGACATCGCAGACGGCGGGAACGCCAGCCGAAACCGCTCGCCCTCGCCTGCCGACGGGACGATGCTGCCGTCGAGGGTCAGCACGTCAAACTGTACTGCCTGTTGCATGGCCGGCATGGGTCAGACCTCCTGGCCGGTGATCGGCACGCTGATTCGGTAGGCTTCGCGGGCGATGTAGAGGGTCACGTCGAGGGTCAGGTATGCCCCACCGGCGTCGGACGCCACGCCGGGGGTGATCGTGTAGCCGGCGGGCGCAGCTGCGGTTGGCGTGAAATAATCCACGGCTGCCAGCGGGCCGATGATGCCCTGGGCGGCGCTCGCCACCTCCGACATTCCGACCGGGCCGGCCTGCAACGCGATGCCCGACACAGCGTGCCGGTTCCACAGGTCGAGCAGCACCGCGAACAACTGCCGGCAGACGTAGACGCACGCGACCGCCGCGCTCCAGGACGCGCCGTCGTAGGACTTCTCCCCGACGGTGATCCGGCGGCTGGCCGTGCTGCCGTAGTTCTGCTTCAAGCAGCACCCGGCGTCGTTGGTCTTGAGCAGCACCACCTGCGCGTTCGTGAGCGCCGCCGGGGCCACGCTCAAGGGTCGGAACGTCGCCCCGGGCAACCCGGTCGTGAGGTCCTGGCCGCACAGCCGACCCAGGCGGGCGGCGGCGAGGTAGTCTGTGTCCCCTGAAAAGTCGACCTTGATCGTTGCCTGCTCCAGCGCGTCCAGGCTGGCGGGCTTGCCCACGCCGTACAACCCGGTGTCGGCGGACTGGGCGATCATCACCATCCGCGAGCGCCGGGCGTCCGCGGCGTAGGCGGTGGCGCAGGTCTCCAGCACTGCCTCGGTCGTGGTCGCGAGCACGAACGCCCCGACGTCCAGGCCGGCTTCGATCGCGAGCGTGAGGCCAGAGTAGGGGTCGCCTGCGCCGTAGGTGACGACGTAGATCGCCGTGGGGCGCTTGTCCTGGCCCAGCGCCACGTTGAGCGCCGCCGCCGTGCCGCTGCTGATCTTGCTGGCGGCGAGGGCGTCGGCCACGTCGGTCGAACTGGTGAAGGGCAGGTACGTACCCGCCCCGCCGCCGTCAAGGGTGTCGCTGGTGAGCAGCACCGCCGCCCCCAAGGTGTTGCTGACCGCGGGCGCCGCAACGAGCGTCACCGACAGGTCGAGGAGGAAACTGGCGGCGATGGCTGCGGCCATTAGGGCACCTCGAAAGCGGGGGTGAAGGCGGGACCGTCCGGCTCCCCGGTGAGCCCTACCACGATTCTATCGGCGGCGTCGACCGCGTCCACGTCGGTGCTGGACAGCACATACTGCACCACGACCTCGAGCTGGGCGCGCGGCTCCTGGCCGGTGCGGTAGGGCGCGGTCAGGTTGCGCGGGCCGAGCGCACGCTGGGGCGTGACGCCAGCAGTCTGCAGCCCGAGCGCCAACGGCGTGCGCGTGGTGAGCAGCAGCGGGCCGAGCGCGGCAAGCACACCGACGCCGCCGGCCCCGTAGGCAGTCAACCAGTACCGCGCCTGCCTGGCCTGGCTGACCACGTCGTCACCTGCTGCAACGTCCTCGTGCGGCCAGCCGAACGCGATCTCGTCGGTCACGGGCTGCACGGTCAGGTATGGCGCGGCGAGCCTCGTGCTGTCCTGTTGCGCTTGAACGACGGACCAGCCGCTGACCACCGAGGAGGCGGCGACGGCTTGGACGAGGGCGGCAGTTACCTGGGTCGGCGTCATGCCGGGAGCGTAGCACGGGCATCGCCAGACGACCTACCCAGCAGGCGTCAACGGCTGCACGAGCCACACCTCGGCCTCCCAGTGTTCTGGGATCGGCCCGAGCCCGCGCCACTGGTCGACGCTGAACACCCGCCAGATACCGCCGTTCCAGGCGATCTCGTCGGGCAGCACGCCGGTGGCCTCGTCAGCGCCCTGCACCTCGGCGAACAGGAACAGCCGCCGCCGGTCTTGGTCGCTGAATCCAGGGTCGGTGATCACGACCTCGCGGCGCGCGGGCTGCACGGACGCAAACGCCGCCGTCTCTGCTGGCGTCTGCGCCTCGACGAGCCCATCGGCGTCGAACGTCTGCGCAGCGTAGCGCCGGATCACCACAGGCTCACGGGCGAGGAGGATCACGAGCGCACCCCGTTGACGACGCTGTTGGTGCCGTCTGGAAAGTCAACCGCGCCCCGGTGGGACTGCACGAGGCGGCCGGTGTCGAGCAGCGGCTGGTCGGAGCCCTTGGCCTTGATCGTCGCCTCGGCATTCGGCGCCCATGCGCCGTCGAGGAGCGACTCCTGGGCATCGCCGACCATCACGGCGGACAGCACCTGCAGCTCAGGCAGGCCGTCGCCCTCCCGCCACGGCTTGACCACCCGGCCTGCGAGCGACGCCCACTTGCGACGGTTGCGGTCCTGGGCGACCTCGAGCCAGGGCCGGGCTGGAATCGTCTCGGTCCCAAAGTGGTTCCACGTCGCCACGTCGGCGAGCGTGGTGTCGGCCGCCTCGGTCTGCAGCTTGCCCTCGGCCGCTTGAATGCCAGCGGACACGACGACGCCGGACAGGCTGTCGAGGCGCCTGAACGCAGCCGCGAGGCGGTCGAGGCTCACCGCTGCACTGGCATGTTTGGCTGGGACAGGCCCGCCCGCAGCGACAGCCACGCGCGCCCGTACTGGGTCGAGCCAAAGTCGGCGTCGTCGGCAGACAGCGCAGCGAAGCCGCCAATCACCCCGGCGCCGTAGCCAATGGACATGCCACCGACCGACGTGGAGGTAATCGCGCCTGCCGTCGCGCCCGAGCCGATCGGCGCGCTCGACGAGCCCTGCGAGCCCATCAGGTCCGCCGTGGTCCTGTGCGCGAGCACGTACCCGAGGCCCAGCAGCTGCCTGGCGGCGGTCGTCGTCGCGAGCGCGCCGACCTTCGATCTCGCCCACTCGATGCGCAGGGCGGCGTCCGCCGGAACCGCAGCCAAAGCAGCGCCCAGCACCCCGGTGAGCTCTGGGGCTACCGAGCGCGCAGCGTCACGGATGGCGGCGTCGGTGGGGTAGCTCACCAGCTCAGGCCTGCAATGTTCGTGGGCTGTGCGACGGGAGCGGCCTGGACAGGCGCGTCGAGCAGCCGAGCGCCGTCGCCCACGCCGGTAATGCGGATCTGCGGGTGGGTCGCGTTGCGCCAGCGCCGAAGGTTTTTCAGGTCGTGCTCGGGCAGCGGCACAGGCTCAGCGTCGCCGAACTGCACCGAGAACGCGCCCTCGGCGCTGCGGTGGAGCGCAAACCCCTTTTTGGGGGGCAGGAAGCGGCCGAGGAAATCAAGGTTGCTGCGGTCGCAGTTTTCGCAGAACCCGGTGGCTGCGGTGAACGACGGGGCGATCGGCTCGGCGAGGGTGGGCACGGTGGCGCTCCAAAAGCAAGGGGGGCGAGCCGGTCACCCGACTCGCCCCCAGCGTACCGCACGCGGCAGACTGTGTCACCCGGCGGGCGTGACCTCGATGTCGTAGGCGAAGCTCGACGCCCGATAGCTGGAGTAGACACCGGCGGGCAGCGCAGCCATGATCGTCTGGGTGTTCAGCCCGATGACCGAGGTACGGACCACGACGGGGTCGAGCGCCGTGTAGCGTTTCAGGCCGCCGGGGCCGGACTGGATCAGCAGGCAGCGGTCGATGTTCGTGCCGCCTGCGTCCTGCATCGACGGGGCGATGATGACGCGAGAGATCCCATACTCGGCCAGGCGCGACCGGAGCTGCGCGCCGGGGTCGAACGGAAACGCGCCGCTGGTCGTCACGGGCGCCGACAGGCGGTTGACCACGCGCTGGGTGAGGATCGCGGTGTCGGGGGCGAAGATACCCAGCGACAGCTCACCGATGCGCTGCAGGAACCGGGTGAAGTCCTGCAGGCAATCCTGCACGGCGTCGGTGCCGTACACGAGCGCCGACGAGCCACGCAGCATCGGCGTGTTTGCGATGGAGCGGAACCCGATGCCAGCAGGCGTCGAGACGAGCGCCGACTCCAGGGCCTGGTCAAGCGCGACCTTGGCGGCGTTCGCCTTCTCCGCGCTCGGGCTCACGGCGTAGTTGGGGCTCTGGGCGCGCTGCTCTTGCACCCAGTGCAGGTTGGTGCTCGTCCACGCGATCTCGGGCGTGCCCCAGAATTCCGACGCCACCGTGTAGTCGCTGATCGGCATGGAGGTGTCGCCGCCGCGACCCCACTGGGTCTGGCCGGTGTAGTCGAGGTAATCGACGCGCACCGTGTCGGTCCAGATCGGCAGCTGATACGCCGGCATTTCGTCCATCAGGCGCGTGGGCCGGAAAATCGGCTTGACGGGCGGGCCGGCGACAAACGTGTTTGCCTCGGGCACGGTGGACGCGGCGTCAGCTGCGCGCAGACCGTGCAGGCCGAGCATGAAGGACCGCACACCGGCGGCGCCAGCGGAGTCGGCCGAGCGAATGCCCAGCGACTCGCGCAGCGCGACGGTCGCGTCGGCGATGATGAAGTCGCGGCGCGACCAGTTGGCGACGGCGCTATCGCCGAGCCGCTTGGTCGCAGCTTCGCGGCCCTTGACAGCCGCCACGTCGAGCGCGGCGAGAATGTCGTGGTGGCTGATCGGTGGGGCCGTCAGCGCGTGAGGATTCGGCACGAACATGGGCGGCCTCGGTCAGATGGTGATGGCGGCGGAGGCGCCACCGGAGGGGTCGGTCTGCGAGAACACGACCGCGACCCGGTTGCGCGAGCGCATCGGTGCGGCCGTGGTCGAGGGGGTCGGGGTGATGCGACCCTGGGTCGAGCCGGCGGTGGTCTCGACGTAGACCTGGGCGCCAGGGGTGCAGGATGCACCGCTGGCGATCTCCGCTGCCCAGTTGCAGCCGCCACCGAGGACGACGGGCACGACGCGGGGCTGGCCGCCATCGACAGTCGCGATGGTGTTCGTGGCCCGACCACGGATCGGGGCCTGGTCCTGCGGATCGCGAATGAACAGGTAGGTGGGCACAGCCGTGCCCTCCGCCGCCGTCGCCGTCATCGCCGGGGAGCCGCCGCCGCCCGTCGCCGAGGTGGTGAGCGGGACGATGCTGCCCCAACCGAGCGGGAGGGACAGGACGACGTTCGGGCTGGACGTCGCGACGAGCGCGCCGGTGATGCCCGCGACCTGGGTGGTGATGGCCGCGTTGACCGCGACGAGCGTGGCCGCGAGGTTGGCGCCGGCCGATGCCGACCAGCTCACCGACTGCTCGACGCCGTCGGGGTTCTGGACGGTGAACGTCCCCGCGTAGGTCGCGCCGGCGCCGTGGGTGACCGCGTAGGTCAGCGTGGACGGGGTGAGCGCGGCGACGGGCTGAACCGTGGGGTTCGGGCCAGACGCACCGACGAGCTCGCAGACGCGGCCGAAGTAGTAGGTGGGCGCGTCAGCGGCGGCCGTGGTTGCCGTCTGGGTGAGGTTGGTCGAGGGGTTCGCCGGGAAGGTCACGGTGAACGTGTAGTCCGCGCCGCCACGGGTGCAGGTCAGCGCCAGGTTGTTCGTGCCAGCGGCGGCGGTTGCGATCGTGCCCAGCTCAGCGTCGGCGAGCGCGGCGGCGACGAGGCCGTCTGCGATCTCCTGTTGCGTCGCCGATGCGTCGCTCGTGTAGCTCACGGTGCGGCTGACCGAAAAGCCCCAGCCCGCGCCGGTCGCGACGACTTTCATGGAGTAGGCGGAGCTGTTGCTCGCCGCCGTGACGTTGACGGTCGTAACCTGCGGGACTGCGATGTCGTCGGACAGCGCACCGAGGAGCAGGGCGGCGGTCAGGACGCCCGACACCATGCGACCAACGGCGGCGTAGGCCGGGCTCGTCTGTGGGAGGAAAGGGTAGGTCATGGTCACACGTCCGTGGGGCTGTGGGTGGTGGTGCGGTTGCGCTGCTCACGGGCACCCGCCTGCGATGCGCGATCCCAAGCGTCGCCGACGCGGCCGCTCTTTGCGGACGCCAGCACGGCGCTGACGGCGTGCTCTCGGACAGCGCGGTCGAGGTCCGCGACCGTCCAGGCAGGGTCGATCGTGATCCCGAGGCTGTCCGCTGCGCGGTAGGTGTCGGCCATGTCTGCGGCCTTGGCCTCCGCGGCTTCCTCGGCGGGGGTCTCGGTGCCGGCGCCGGGGACGGCGTCACCCTCGGGGACCTCGACAGCCACGCCGGCCTGCGCGCCCAGCTTGGCGGTGGCCTCGGCCAGCTGGCGCTCGAGGTCGGTCGCGCGGGCGCTGTGTTCCAGCACCATCTTGATCAACGCCTCAAACATGGCCATCGGGTCGGCGGCGTCGCCGACCTTGGCCTGGATCGTCTTGAGCAGCTCGGGGTTCATTGGCAGGGCTCCTGAGTCGGCGGCGCGGAGTCGGGTAACGCCGTGCCGGGGGGTGCGGGTGATCGCGACGTTGCTCGGGTCGTAGCGCCGCGCCTGCTTAAGCGTGTAGCCGTCGCCGGCCTCTGCGACGAGGTCGACGTCATAGCCCACCGAGACGCCGTCCACGCCCATCCGTACCGCGTCGAGGCCCCGCTGGACGTCGATCAACACGTCGCCGACGAGGGCCTGCTGGGCGTCGTCCCACCACGCCGACAGCACCCGGCCGATCGCCTCGTCCTGCATCGTCTCGGTGGTGACGCCCTCGGCGTGGGCGCGCTGGTCGTCGTCGATGACGGCCACGCCCTGGAGCGCGTCGCAGAACACCTTGTCGGCCAGCGTCTCGGCCGGGGTGCAGACCCACGCGCCCAGCGAGGGGTAGTGGTACGTCCCGGGGACGGCGAGCACGGCCTGGTAGATGACGCCGCCGGTCCCGGAGACAGCACGGGGCGGCGCGACCGTGTAGCGGGTCGAGTCGATGCGGTCGCTGAGGCGTGCGTGGGTCGTCATGGGGACCGCGTACACCACGCGGGGCACAGACGCAAGAGCGCCCCGGTCCAGGGGAGGATCCGGGGCGCTTCGTCGTGGCTACTGCGGCGGCTAAGTCCCGGGCGGCATTCCGCAAAGGCTAGGGCGTCCATCTCACCGGCGACGATTGCGGGAACCGGATTTGAACCGGCGACCTCCGGGGTATGAGCCCAGCGCGCTACCAGACTGCGCCATCCCACGTCGACGGGGTGGCCGGTGGGGCGCGGCGCGTCAACGCGGAAACGCAAAACCCGCCCTGAGAACGCATCGCAGAGGCGAGAGGCGGGGCGGGTCTACTGGCGAGGGCCTAGCCGTCGTCGCCCAGGTCGACCACGGGAATACTGACGCACCTACACTGAAAATCCCCGCCCGGGTGCGCCCGGCGCCCGGTCTTCTGGTCCACCACGGGCGGATCGTCCCACCGCTGAACCGTGCCGTCGAGCGCGCGGTGGTCGGGACGGGTCCGCTGGTCGCGCGACGCCCTCCACTTGTACGACGTGATCCCCGCCGCCTTGTGGGTGGCCTCGGTGATCTTGCCGTTCAGCTTGGCGATCTGGTCGCGCGCGATGAACTGCGAATGCCGCTCCCCCACACCCAGCCGGTCGTCGACGATGCGCTTGAGGTCCCGCGTCAGCGTGCCCTTGCGCGCGGCCTCGGCGATCTCCGCGTCGAGACCGGCGACGAGGTCCTGCCCCACGGTCTTGATCAGGTCGGTGCCGTCGCGGCTCCACAGCGTGAGCGCCGCCTGCTCAGCCAGCGTCGGGGCGATGTCGACGCCCAGCACCAGCGGGACTTCCACGCCCAGCCGGAGCGCGACCTCGGCGCGGGGCACCCCCGCGTTTTCCACGCTCTTGCGGGCCGTGCGCATCGACACCCGGGCGGCGGGCTTGCCCACGGCCTCGACCTCGGGCGGGCTCGGCGGAACCAGCCGGAGCATCTGCAGGCGCCGGGCGTGGTCGCGGGCTTGCTCTTGCTGGCGGAGCAGGTCGGCGGCTTCCTCCTGGGGGGTCTTGGGCTTCGGGTCCTCGGCGTCGGCGGCGCGGTTGAGGCCGAGCGCCGCGTACACCTGCCGCTTCCACTGGCGCATCGTGCGGTTCACGAGCTGCAGGTAACCGCGGGGGCTCGGGGCGCCGGGGCGGTCGATCTTCCACGGGCGCTTGGCGTCGGCCAGGCGCTGGCGGCGGCGCTCGTACTCGGTGGGCACCTCAGCCCTCCCCGAGGTTGTCGGCGCTGTCGTCGTCCTCGATGGCGTCAGGCAGCACCACGGGCAGGGGCAGCTCCTCGTCACCGGCGAACCGCGCCCGGACCTCCTCTGGGGTGATGGCCCCGAGCGAGACCAGGGTGGAGTCGCGGGTGGCGCGCGTGCTGGAGATCGTCGCCTCCTCGGCGGCCGTGGGCGGGTCGCTGTCCGGCCAGTGAATCACCCGGCGCTCGTCACCCAGGGCGGTCCGGTAGAGCTCCAGAAGCCACGGGGTGAGCCGGCGGCGCTGGTGGCGCATGATGAACTTCCGGTAGGCCTTGCGCGCGGCGACGTCGTCACCGGACAGGCCGCCCGGGGGCGTGGTCATCAGGACGGTGATCGGGATGCCCTCGACGGCGCCGAGCTGCTCGTACTGGACGCGGACGCCCTCGGCGAGGCCAGTCATCGGGGCCTCTAGGCGTTCGACCTTGTTGTTTCCGGTCAGCAGCGCGGTCCCGCGGGTGGAGCGGGTGCGACCCCAGAGGTCCAGGGCGTTCCAGGCCTTTTTGACCTCCTCGTCATCGGCCGAAAACAGCCCCTGTCCGCCCGGGACGGTCATCACCACCATGCTCTGCTCCATCAGCGCGAGCGCGGCGGAGCGGCGGGCCAGACCGAGGTCGCGGACGGCCTCCCAGTACGCCTGCACGACGGAGATGTCGTAGCCGAGGATCGTGGGGTTGATCGTCGTCCGGCTGCGGGGGAGGCCGGGCATGTAGAGCAGGTGGCTGCGGTGGACGACGCCGACGCCTTGGCCGATGCCGGGGCGGATGGCTTGGACCTGGAACAGCTCGGGGTTCGTCCAGTTCTTTGACTTGAGGTCAGTGCTCCACGTCAGCGGCAGGCACTCCAGCGCCATCAGCGGGTGGATCGCGATGACGTTGTGCGGGCCGGGCGGCAGCGGCTTGCGGAGGTCCTGCACGCCCTCGCAGACCATCAGAGCGTAGCAGCCGCCGTACTGCCGGGCGACGGCGTCGACCTCCTCTAGCACGGACTCCAGGCCCAAGGCGTCGTCGAAGTCGGCGGTGATGTCGGTCTCGGCGCTGTTGCGGGAGTCGGTACGCCACCCCTGCGCCAGAGCGTCCTCGGGCACGGCGTACACGACGCGGCGGAGGATGCCCTCGACGACCACGGCGTCGTCCTGCTCTTGCGGGCTCAGCCATGCCGGGTGGGCGGGGCGGGCGTCGCGGGCCTTGTCGATGCCCAGAACCCCGAGGCCCGTCGCCACGCTGGAGACGCTGTCAGCCAGCCGCCACTGTCGGCCCACGCGCGAGAACACGTCGTCCACGGACACCTCACCCCGGCACGTTACCCCGGGGTGGTGCGTCAACGCCACCGCGCAAGCATCGCCCCGGCGTCCGCGCCCTGGGTGGTGGCCTCGCGCTCTTGGTGCCAGAGGATGACCATCGTGTCGGCGTCGGCCTCGTCGTCCACCTCGCGGTCTTTGAGGCCGGTCACGACCAGCAGCCGCTCGACGTAGCCGGACAGCCACGGGGGTGGTGGGTCTGGCAACAGGAACGACCGGGCCTCAAACGTCGGGGAGGCGGCGAGGTAGCAGTCGCGTTTCCCCCTCGACTTCGGCACCGGCACCACGCGGGGCAGCGTGCGGCTGATCGTCTGAAACACCTGCTTGCCGGACGACTTGACCTCGACCAGCACCCCGCTTGGGTTGGTCTCGGCGATCACCCGCTTGCACAGCTCCAGCAGCTCGGGAAACTCCAGTTGCTGCCGCCACTGCCACAGCTTCAGGTACCGGCCCTCACGGAACCCCACCCACGTCAGCACCGACCAGTCCCCGCCGCCTGCGGTCTCGGCGCCGTCCAGGGCCAGCACCGTCCACGCGCACGACCTCGCTACCACCGCCGGTCCTGCGGCGGCTTGGTACGTCGCGGACAGGTGCTCGGGCTTCCAGAGGCCCCCGCCGTCCTCCATCGGGTCGCAGTCGAGGATCGCGCGGGCCAGGCGCTCGCCGTAGGTGGCGCGCTGGGCGGCCTCGCGCTCGGGGCTCCAGCCGGGGAGGAGGTAGGCGCCGGGCGCGCGGCCCATGATGTCGTTGGCCTTGGCCCGGAGCGGGTAGGACCACACGCGCAAGGGGTGGCCGCCGCGCTCGGCGAGCTGCTTGTACTTGCCGATCGGGTCGTCGGCGCCCCAGCGGCTGCCGACCAGGACGATCGCGCCGCCTCGGGTCGCCACACGGGTCTCGGCGCTGGAGCGGATGAAGCTCCACGCCTCGTCCCGGGCGGCGGCGCTGGCGTAGTCGGATTCGTCTTTCAGGAGGTCGTCGCCCACGACCAGCCAGACGGACCGGCCGTTGAGGCCACCGCGACGGCCACGCGCGACAAACCGGGTGTTGCGGCGGCCCGGGTGGACGTTGGGGATGCTCCAGTCCCGCTCGGTGTCCTTGATGACCTCGCCGGATTCGTCGTCGAGGTCGTCGAGCGCGGGGTCGGCCACCCGCTGGAGGTGCGGCCACACCCGGCGCGCCACGCCCGACCGGAGCAGCGCGCGCACCCGGCGGGAGATCTCGACGCTGAGGCTGTCGGCGTAGCTGCCGAGGCCCACGGACTGCCCGGTGGACGCCATGTGCCACGCGAGCCACCGGGCGACGAGCTCGGTCTTGCCGGCCTGGGTCATCACCTCCAGGGCGGCGCGGATCTGCACCGCCGGCAACCCCGAGGCGTAGGCGAGCTCGGCCGCGACGAGGTCCAGCGACACCTGCTGAAGGCGCCCGGCGGCGTCCCGCTGCCAGTCGGCCAGCACGAAGTCCCCGAGCTCCGTGGGGCCAGCCACCTCCAGCCACGCAACCAGGGACGTCCGCGCCTGACGGATCAGGCGCTCACGCTGGGCGAGCTGGAGGAGGTCGGCGCGGGTGGTCACGGGCCGAACGCCTCGCGGGTGATGTCGTCGTTGGGCTCGCGTCGGTCACGGTCGCACTCGTGAGCCAAGACCCTCGCAAACATTCGGGAATGGTCCGCGTCCGGGTGTTCTGCTTGCAGTCGGGAGAAGCGGGTCAGTGCGTCGTTCAGGTCGTAGTCGCCGACGAACCCCGGGCGTTCCGTCTCCAGCCCGCGCCCGCACCGGTCCATGTCCGCGGTCGGCTCGGCCCACGGAAGATCGTGGCTGTCGTCGTCACGCCGGGCAAAGCAGGCCAGCGTGTAGGGGTGCGAGCGGTCGAAGGCGGTGGCCCACGCCGGGGCGGTGTCTTGCAGGTCACCCACGCTGCACCACCAACGCCAGCCGCGCCCCAAGCGGCAGCGCCAGCAGCGCCGGGTCGCGCGAGGTGATGCGGATCACGACCTCGGTGGAGTCGCCGGCGTAGGTGTGGTGGACGGGGATCGGTGCGGCGTCTTCGGCGGCGAACTGCAGCCGCTTGACCTCGTGGACCAACTCCCCGACGCGTGCGCTGACCTTCGGGATCGCAGTCCAGACGTTGTCGTTGCCGTCGAGCTGGGTGCAAGATGCAAGCTCCCAGAGCGCGTCATCTTGCGGGGTACGCTGGCTTGGCGGCGTCAGGTGCATCCCGGACACCGTCTGTGCGGGAGCAACCCACGACGCCACCCGCTTCGCCGCATCGCTCAGCATCTCGTCAGGGCGGGCGCCGAGGATGGTGCGGGCGTCGTTGATCTGGCCTGCCGCCATCTTCGCGAGGTCTTCGACGTCGTCGTCCACGTCGTGCGGAACGACGGCGCGGAGGAACTGGACGGCGGAGGCGGCGAGGTCTGCGGCGCGGGCGACCGCCGCCGCCCGCACCACCACCGACTCCCCAGGAGCCGCGCCCAGGGCCTTGTGGACGTCGCGGATCGTGGCGGTGGAGGTCATCGCCTCCAACTCGCGGACTCGGGCTTGGGCGTCGTCGCGTTCGCGGCGGGCGGAGTCGCGCTCGATGACGACGCGCTGGGCGGCGGCGGGCAGCGTCTCCTCGTCGGTCCAGCCGAGGATGCGGCCGAGGTCGCTTCGGTCAGCGCGCTCCTTCCACGTCAGCGCGGTGCAAGCGATCCGACGCTCGCGGTGACTCATCGGCTCGGCGGCGATCTCGCGCATCACCTCCACCGTGATCGGCGTCTCGGGCGCGCCGCAGAAGTAGGCCGTGCCCGCGGCTTCGGCCTCCAGGGCGACGGCGCGTGCGAGGTAGGCAAGCGCCGACTCCGCAAGCCACCGCGCCGGCGGCGACGCGGGCGGGTCATCGGTCGCCCACACCCGCAACTGGGCCTCAGTCATCGGGGTCATGCCACCACCTCAAACGCGCCCGGGGTGGTCTGAAGCAGCACGACGCCCGGCGCATCCGGCAGGGCGAGGCCGCCCACGCTGGTCACGTCGTCGACGAACACCAGCAGGTCCCCGAGGCCCGCGGCGGCGCGCAGACGCAGCCGCCACGCCGCGTCAGCCGCGATGCGCTCGCCGTGGCTCGCGAGATACCACGGGCGGCCGTGGATCTCGACGCGGGTGGCGCCGTCGTGGTCGAGCACCTGCAGCGCGCCGGAACCGAGCCGCGCCAGCTTTGACGCGAGCGCGAGCGCGGGCGCACATCGCACCGTGACCAGCCAGCCCTCGGCGGTGGCGAGGCGCGTCTCTGCGTCAGAGGCTTCGGCCTCGGCCTCGGTGGCTTTGGCGTCGGCTGCAACGCCGGCGGCCTGGTAGTCGGCGAGGCGCTGGGCGGCGCGGGCGTGCGCGTCGAGCACCTCCTGGGCGCCTGCGATGTCGGGGACTTCGGGACGTGCGCGCAGCAGCTGCGGATCGCTGGGACGGGCGCCCAGGACCTCGACGCGGGCGTCGCAGGTAGCCCAGGCGCTTGCGGCGCGGCGGGCGGTGTCGAGGGCCTCCTGGGCGGCGCTTGCGTACACCGCATCCACCCGCTCGGGTGCGGGCGGGACCTCGGGGCGCTTGCCCAGGTCGGTCACGCGGCTGTTGTAGCGTGCCCAAGCCTGGGCGCGGTCCATTACGGCGCGGGCGTGCGCGGGGTCGGGCGTCTGCGCTGCGCTCCACGCATCCCAGGTGGCCCACACATCGGCGTGGTCAGCGTTGCGCTGGTCGGCGTCCTCCTGGGAGCGGTTCGCGATCTGGCACGCCTTCGCGCCGGGGCACGGCGTGGCGGTGGAGAACGCGACCCAGTCGCGGGCGAGGATCGGCTGGGTAGGGCGCGGCGCACGCTCCTGCTTTTCCCACGCGGCGATGGCCTCGCGAGCGGCGTCGATCTCGGGGGTCGTCGGGCCGGGCTCGGAGGGCTCGACGAGGCCGGCAGCGCGGCGGTCCCAGTCTGCTGCGCGGGCGGCGGCGTCTTTGTGGGCAGCGATGCCACGAGCGGCAGCGCGCACGGCCTCGCCCACCACGTCGTTCGCGAGCACCTCTGCCTCGGCTGCGCGCTCGAGGTCCTCGGTGACCAGCAGGCGCTCGACGGTCGGCTCGACAATGGCGGCGCGGCGGCGCTCCCAGCTTGCGAGGGCCTCGGCGTCAGCGCGGCGGGTGTTGTCTTCGATGCGCCACGCGGCGAGGTCGTCGCGAGCGGCGGCAGTCGCATCCAACGCAGCGCGGGCAGCGACGACCTGCTCGTCGGTCGGGCCAGCAGGCGGGGGCGTCGTCGGAACAGCCGAGCGCAGACCCTGGGCGCGACCGCGCAGGCTCTTGGCGTCGCTGCGCAACGTCGTCACGAGACGCGCGGCTGCAGTCTCGTCACGGGGCGCCGCGCGCGGCAGGTCGGCCAGCAGGTCGGCAGCAGTCGGCCCTGGCAGCATCCTGTCGAGCACCGTCCGCAGGGGCCGGCCTCCACCCGCGCCCTGGAGCAGCTCGACCCAGCCCAGCGGAAACATGACCAAGCGTGCGGCCTCGCCGTCGCGGAGCTCAGGCGCCAGTTGTTCGCGGAACGTCGCCTCGTTCCCACCGGGCTGGGGCTGTCCGTCCACGCTCAGATACCGCGTCGCCTCGCCCTTCGCGGCCAGGCTGCGCCCGTAGTCACCGAACGCGACCGAGGCCTTGGGCGCGGACAGCAGCCCGCGATCGAACGTCGCCCCCGTTGCGTCCGTGCCCCACAGGCACAGCGCGATGGCGTGCATGATGGTCGACTTCCCAGAGCCCGAGGCCCCGCAGATCGTGGTGGTGCCCGTCGTGGACAGGCTCAGGCGGACATCGGCGTGAGGCCCGAGGCCCCGGATTCTTACTGCTGCTGGCGTTGCGGTCATTCGCACACCTCCCGTTTGAGGAGGTTAGCGCGCCGGCGTCGAATCGTCAACCGTGACACGTTCTATCAGTCTGTCGAGCTCCTCGTCGCTCAGGCCCTGGAGCACCTGGCCGGCGTGCTGAACGTGGACGGGCTCGGCGGGGTCGCCGGTGTGGATCAGGCGCACAGGCTCGCGAGGCACACCCAGCTCGACAAGGGCGCGGGCGGCAGACACCCGAGCAGCCGCTGGGGCTTTTTTGTCGCGGGCCACCTCGACCAGCGTGGCGACGCCTGCGGGCGCAGCTGCGACGATCGACTGGCGGATCGCGCCTGCTGCGTCGTCGGTCAGCACCCGGATGAACGCGGCGACGTGGGGTTTTGCTGCGGTGATGCGGACCGAGTTGTAGTTGGTGTTCAGGTCCTTTGCCAAGGCCCGCAGAGACATGCCCCGGAACCGGCCCTCGGCGACCGCGAGCTCGTGCTCGGTCAGCAGCTGGTCATCCATTCGAAGCCCCATCACTGGCATCGCCAGCCTCTGCAGGGTGGAGCGTCAGGGTCGGATCTGCCCCGCCTTTCGCTGGTTGGACACCAGCGCCCCTCTCAGGGCTAACGCGCTTCGGGTATGGCTGGGCCAGTGGTAGCACCTGGATCTTCATCTGGCAATCGAGCGGCATCAGATACCTGTGTTTTCCTGGCAACTCGACCCTGACAGAACCGGCAGGCAACTCCTGGCGATTTTTTCCGAAATTGTGGCCTGTATATGCCCGCTTGTTTAGCCGTTTTCCGTTCAATCGGAATTCGTGCGACTTTTCAGTCGTGCCAGCATAAATCCAGTTTGTAGCCTGGTATATTCCACCATGATGGCCCTGCACCGGGTCAGCGAATGAGACGACCATTCTTAGCCCAGGAGATGATTGCTTTAAAAACCTAAGAGAAATTGCCAGTATCCTAGATACCTGAACCTCGTGGCTTGAAAGCGCGACCCTAACCAGCTCGCAGCATTCTGTTAACTGCAATCCATACGGCTTTCCCAAATCCTTGTTCGCGCCCCATGTAAATATAACTACTCCGATAAATGCATCGTTTTCCCATACGCCTATTTTTACAAGCTTGCCGACAGGCACTGTCTTGGTATAATGCCATTTTTTGCAGGCATATGCTGCTGCATCGTGTGTCGCCCAGTCTACCCTCACATTACTTTTTGCCATAACTTGCGCTCCATTGAAATTGGTGGGCGCATGAAGGGCATGTAACTGACTTCGATGCTACTTCATCAAGCGATGGCTGTTCATCTGCTGTGCCTGGCTTAAAGTCGGGCTCGGCGACCATCGCAGCGATGTCTGCGTCGTCCCAGCCAATGCCGTGGGCGTCGTCGCCGAGGCCCCGCAGGATCTCGACCAGCTCGTCGTCGTCCCAGGGGCTCGCCTTGGTCAGCTGGTTGTCGGCGAGCGTGAGACGGATGGCGGTGGCGTCGTCGACCTCCACGAACCGCACAGGCACGAGGCCAGGCTTGGGGGCGTCGGACAGCTGCCACGTCGGGTCCGCTGCGATGGCCCGCAGCGCCGCGAGCCGCCGGCCGTGGCCTGCAATCACCCGGCGGTCAGACCTGCGGGCGACGATCGGCGCCGTCCACACCGACGAGGCAATCAGCGCCTCGAGCTCAGCGACACCCGCCTCGTCGTGGATCACCGGGTTCCGGTCCCACGGTTTGAGCTGCTCGACGTGCAGCCACTCGGCGGCGGCGGTTGCTTTCGTCACTGTGTGCGCCCTCCTGTTGACCGTTTACCCGGCGGCGCTGCTGGTGTCACCCCGGCGTCGAGAGTCGGAACCCCAGCGCCCACAGACCGACGCAGACCGCCTCGGCGCCGTGCTCGTCGATGGGCCTCACAGGCTGCACGAGCCCGAGCTCGACGTGGTAGCGGCTACCAGGCGCCTGTCGGTCCTCGACCGCTGCTACCGCCGTCGTAGCGCAAGCGTCGGCCGGTGTGCCGGTGCGCAGGCCGAGCACCTGCCCCCGCCAGTCGTTCGGGGCGGGCTCGGAGGTGCTGACGACGCAGCCTCGAGCGCGCGCCCAGTGTTTGACCGCGCCTGCTGCCTCGACGAGCGTTCGGAATCCTGCGTTGAAGCCCTGGAACGGCCGCAGCAGCTCGCCAACGAAGTCGCCCTGGTAGCTGGGTGCGATGGCGAGCAAGCCGAACAGACACCCGGAGCTGACGGTCACGAGCTCTTGGCCTGGCTGCCACAGTCGAGCGTGCTTTCCCTCGTAGCTCAGCACCCAGCGCACCGATGGGCGGCCGGTGTGGGCCTCGACGTCGACCGCAGCCAGGCCGCCAGCGATGTCCCCGGGGTCGTGGGCGAGCACCGACATCCGGGCGAACCGGGGCGGCGGGAGGAGGCGGAGGGTTTCGCGGGTGATGGTCATGTGGCTCTCTTGGGGGTGGACCGCTTGGACCGCTTGTGGACCGTATACGATCGACAAAGCGGTCCAACGGTTCTCGGGGTTAAATGCCGCTCGGTTTGGGACTGGACCGCTTCGAGGGGTAGAAGTGCCGATCTTTTGCGTCGCGTGCCGGGATCGCGGGGTGAGAGTCATCCCCAAGGGCCTTTAGAATTCTCATCTAGATCGCGTGTTTTTGATAGGTAAGCGGTCCTTAGCTTGACGGGGCCTAGCAGATCGCCGGACCGCTTCATCAAAACAAAGCGGTCCAGAAGCGGTCCAAGCGGTCCGCGCTCAGAGCGGCATCCGCCAGACGTGGACCTTCCTGGTGCCTCGGTTCTCCCGTGTGTTTAGGCAACCGAGAGCCCTCAAAATGGCCCCAACGCGGTGTGCTGAGGGGGCGTCCTGGGCGCGCAGATCCAGTTGGATACCGCTCAAAATCTCCCCGATTTCGAAGGGCTGGCCGCGTCGGGTTCCGTCGCTCATCCACTCGTGAACTTTGCCGGTCCAAGGGTCTTCTTGGCTGTGCTCGGAGGCGATTTCCGCGAGGCATCGGGACTCAGCGGAATCGAAGTGCCACCGCTCACCGCCGTCGTAGCGAATGACGGCTTCCGCCCACAGTTGATCGCGATCTTCGGTGAGCGCGGCGAGGTCGATGGATCCGACCGAAACAGGCCAGTACCGGGCCGCGCCGGTGGGATCGTTGAGCAGCCGCTCGTTGTTGTCGGTGGCTGCGAAGACCATCTGGCGGGGGTGGCTGGTGACGACGCGGCCAAAGTGCGCGCGGTAGCGGTCGTCAGGCTGGTCGATGAAGGCCTTGATCTCCTCGGCCGTCCGGCTGTCGAACATCTGCTTGACCTCGGGGATCTCGTAGATCCAGACGCCCTGGACCTGCGCCATCCCGTCCTTCGAGCGGAGGTCCAAGCGGCTGCGGGAGTACCAGTGCCCCCCGAGGATCTCCAGCGCCTTCGACTTGCCGGCGTTCTGGTCACCCAACAGCAGCAGCGCGGACTTGACCTGACACCCCGGGTTCATCACGCGGGCGACGGCGCTGATCATCCACCGCTGACCGATGAGCTGGAGGAGGTCGCGGTGGCCGTCGTGGATGGCCCGCGCCTGCATGTAGCCGGACAGCAGCGACGGCAGCCGGGTCTTCCGGTCCCACTTCAGCGTCCGCAGGTACTCGCGGACGGGGTGGTAGCTGTTGGCCCGACCGACGTGGCGCATGGCCTCGTGGACGGTGCGGCTGGCGGCGTTGATCCCGTAGGTCTCGGCCATCCAGACGGCGGCGCTTGTGGGGCTGTCGTCGTGGATCGGCTCGTCGTCGATTTCCACGTCGCCGCTGAACTCGTTCAGGCGGATGCGGTCGCGCCACCTGGTGTCGAGTTCGAAGATCCGGGCGTAGTTGATGAGCGTGGCGGTCGCCTTCGGGTGCTGGCCCCCGGTGCGTTCGAGCCGGTTCCAGACGCCGATCTCCCGCTGGTCGGCCTGGGTGTCCTTGTCGACCAGGCGGAGGTTCGGCCTCGCCTTGGCCTTGGCCTTGTCGGCGGCGTCGTTCTGGGCCATGAGCAGCACGTTGGCCCGCTGAACCCACTCGCGGCTGACGTCCTTCAAGCGCCCGATGAGGAATAGGTAGCTCTCGTGCGTGACTACCTCGACGGCGTCGACGTTCGCGCAGTTGCGCAGGTACTTGTCCCAGGTCCTCTGGGCCTTCTTGACGTTGGCTTCGCTCGGGGTGTCCTTGGCGGCCTCGGCGATCTCGACGAGGTGCCGGAGCCTGTCGATCGGGTCGGTGATCTCCGTCCGCTGGGCACTCATGCCGGCACCAACCAGCACGAAAAGACGATGATCCCAGCCGCGTGACCCCGGAACACCCAAGCGCCGTCATCGCCCGGGGCTTGGGTAAACCCGTGTGGGGCGTACCGGACTGGCGACAAGATTGGCACATAGTTCTCAATCGGAACGGCCTTGAAAAGCTCCCGCCACCCAGCGTCCTGGCGCTCTCGCGGAGACACGGGAACACCATCCGCGCCGGTCGCGCGGTTCTCCTGCTTGTCCATCGCTTCTCCCTCGTCCGTGGAAGGCGGGCGGGGGAGCTGGCCGGCTCCTGATCCCGCCCGGCGAGGTCCACCCTCGCGAGGTCCCGACACGGACGCTCAAAGGTTAACCGAAAACCACGACCAGCGCATCGACGAGCGCGCCACACACGGCCGCCGCGTGCTCGTTGGAGTCGAGCCGCTGCTCCTCGTTGAGCTCCAGGTGCCGCCTCACCATCGCGTCGAACGTCGGCGGGGCCAGCCACTCGCGCGACCTGTCGAGGCGCCTGCGGATGCGAGCTCGCCACGCCTGGCCGGTGGGGCTCGCCAGCCAAGCGAGCTCGGCCTGGATGCGGTCGGCCCGGAGCTCGCGGCGGCGGTCGAGGGCGTCGTCGGTGGCGAGCCAGGCGTCGATGCGTCGGCGAAGCTGCGTGCTCGTCAGCGGCTGGCCGATCGTCACGCACCACCCCGCAAAGCCCGCTCCGCCGCCGGCTCGATCACGGTCTTGGCTTCCATCATCCCCCGCCAAAACCGCCTATTTTCCGGCAAATGCACCCTTTCCCTCGCGTATTTTACAGCGTAGTCCCGCACCCCACGGAGCAACCGCAACAGGTCTTGCACCTGCCCGCGCGTGAGGATGCCGGGGCGGGCGACGACGGCGCGCACGACCTCGCGCCCGCTGGCGGGGATGTTCTTCACGGGGCTCTTGCGGGGCGTGTCGGTGAGGTCGGCCAACAAAGCCACCTGCATCCCGGTCGGCGCCTTGTTCCGCCAGCCGTCGTCGGGGGTGTCGGCCTCGACCTTGATCCCCTCCTCGGCGGCCTGCTTGAGCAGCGCCTGCAGGTAGCCGTCAAACGCTTTGACGGCCTCCGTGAGCGGAAGCACAACCTCGCGCGGGGGTCCGGCGGCCTCGCGCTCTGCGGCGGCCTGGAGGCGTTGTGCGGTCAGGTCCGGGGTGACCTCGCCCACCTGCGTCACGGACTCCAGGACGGGCACGTACCGGGGCATCAGGATCACCGCCTCGGTCTTCGGCCCCGCCCACGCGACGGTGGGATCGTCGTCGCGGCACACGCGCGAGATCCGCCCGGCCTCCTGGGCGATGGCGATGGCCGAGCCGCGCGGGCGCCTGGCCGCCAGCCACCGGAGCCCGGGGATGTCCCGGCCCTCGGTGAGCAGGTCGACGTGGACCATCGCGCGGTACTCGCCCCGGAGGAGCGCGGCGATGCGCTTGCCCTCCTCGCCCTTGCGGAGCTTGCTGTGTACGGCGATGGCGGGGATCCCGTTGTCCGTGAGCTGGACAGCGTACCACTCCGCGTCGGTGATGTCGGTGGCGCTCACGAGGCCGGGGCCGGGCGGAGCGTCCCGCTTGATCATCTCGATCACGGCCTCGTTCGCGTCTTCGTCGGAGCGGCCGAACTGCACGAACCGGAACGGCACCAGCACGCGGTCCCGCACGGCCTCGTCGAGGGTGTACCGAAACGCGATCTCCTCCCACCCCCGAAGCGCGGTCGAGCCCGTCGACGGGAACGGCGTCGCGGTCACCCCGAGCCGCGTGTACGGCTTGGCCCTCTGGATGACGTCGACGAGCACGTCCCCGTCGGCGCGGTGGGCTTCGTCGGCCATCCAGAACGCGATGCGCTGGCCCTGGGTGCCGAGCCAGTCGACGAAGGGGCCGGCGCTGGCATGGCAGACCACGGTCACACGGGAGGGATCCTTGCGGCTGCCATACCAGCGCCCGACGCTCCCCGAAGGTAGCACGGCGCGGGCGGCCTCGTAGGTCTGTTCCACGAGGGACTGCTTCGGCACGCTGACGACGATCACCCAGCCGGGCTTCAGGGTGGCGAGGATGTTGGCCAGCACCGCGATTTGAAACCGGGTCTTGCCGGCCCCGGTGCAGGCTTGGGCCATCACCGAGCGGCGGGAGCGGATCATCGGGATCAACGTGTTGTAGGCCCGCACCTGCCAAGCGCGCGGCGGGTCGGGCCAGAGGGTCCAGGGGTCGTAGCCGGTGGGGTCGGACAAGGTGGGGCCTCCGTGTGCGGCATCAAGCCGAGTCAACCCGCGCGCGGCGTGGGCTGGGTCGGGGTGGTGTCGTCAGCCGATCCGAACCGCGACGCCCGAGCCGTGGTTCTTGCCGCCGCAAGAGCAGTCGCAGATCGGGCCGGTCGCGTGCGTGCACTTGGCTCCGCAAACGTGGTCGGTGACCGTGACCTTGGCTCGGACGCCGCCGAGCGCGCGGCCGTTGTGTGTGACGGTGAAGAGGTTCGGGTGGCCGACCGGGAGCCAGCGGCCGTCACCGTTGAGCACTTCGCGGCTGCGGCCTTCGCCGCGCTCGCTTGTCTCGAAAACGCCGGCACCCTTGACGAAGTAGCGGACGGTGCGGTCGACGGTGGCGGTGTTCATCGGTGGCTCCCATCGGGCGACTCAGGCTGCCCGCACCCAATGGTTAACGCCACCGCGTAAACACGTCAACCCTCAAACGTAGAAACCATCTCGGCGACGCCACCCCGCCCGGCCCCGTCGCGGTTGACCGGGCGCGCGCAAGCCACGGCCCGCAGCTGCCACCGGTCCCCCAGCATCGCCCGCAGCTCGGGGGCGTCGTGGTGGCTGAGGACCACGCGCGCCCCACGTCGCCCGGCGCGCTCGCAGACCTCGACGAGCCCGCGGAGCTCGCGCCACCCCCAGCTGTGGCCGCCGCCGTAGGGCTGCGTTCCGACGTAGGGCGGGTCCACGTAGACGGCGTCACCGGGGCCGCAGGTCTCCAGCACGTCGTGAGCGTCGGCCTGCACCACCACCGCCCCGGCGAGGTGCTGGGCGACGGCGACGAGGTCCGGCGTCGTCGGCACCGAGGGCACCGGCTTGCGGTTCCAGGGGCAGTTGAACAGCCCGAACCGCCCGCGCCGGTAAACGCCGTTGAAACAGGACTGGAGCAACACCAGCAGCGCCGCCGGGTTGCCCCGGACCTCCAGCTCCACCAACGCCCGGTAGTGGCCGGCGGTCAGACCCCCGTCGACGTAACGCGCGACGTCCAGGGCGAGGGCCTCGGGGCGAGTCTGCACGGCCTGCCACAGCCTCACCAGCGGCGCGTCGACGTCGGCCAGGAGCATCGGCCCCGGCGGCAGCGCGAGCGCCACGGACCCCGCTCCCAGGCAGGGCTCGACGTAGCGGCTCCAGCCGGTGCCGAGGGCTTCGACGACGATGGGGGCGAGGTCGCGCTTGCCGCCCATGTAGCGCCAGAGCGGGCGCAGGGTGGTCACCCCCGCACCCGCCCAAACAGCGCGCGGAAGGCGTCGCTCACGTCCACCGCCGGGCCTTCCGGGTCCCTCAGCGCCCGCTCGATCCCCGGCACGGCGGCGAGGGTGTGGATGTCCTCGACCCGCAACCCCAGCCGCTCCGCGAGCAGCTCGGCGACGTCGGCGGGCCTCGTCGAAGCCCACAAGGTCAGGCGGTCCAGGGCCCGCACGTCGAACCCGCCGGAGCGCCAGCGGCTCAGGGTGACGACGGCGGTTCGGGGGGTGTAGTCCAGGCCGATGTCGGCGTAGAACCCCTGAGCAGCGGAGCCGTGCTCAGCTCCAGGTGTACGGCGGCGGCGGATCTCAGCGTCAATCAGGCCCATCAGGGCGTCGCGTGCGGGCATAGTCGCACCTCCGCAGACGGTTTAGCGGCTAGGCGTTGACAGCGCAACACGGACGGCGTAAACGGTCAGCGGGAGGTGGTCCGATGATGGACGACTTGTTGAGCTTTGTGGCGCCCGTGCTGGCCGAGGTGAAGGCCGCGGGGCTGGAGGGTTGGAGCGTCGGCGCTGTGGATGTCGGCGCCAGCCTGCGCCTGACGAAGCGGGGGCGCGGACCCGGGATGGAGTTCGACGCCTACGCGTCCGACCCGCTCCGGTGGTGCATCTGGGTGGGCCCCACGTCGCCGGTCCAGGGCGGCCCCGACCTCGCCGCCGCCATCTCTGCCGCCCGTGCCGAGGGTTGGACCCCATGAAGCCGCTACCGTTGAAGGCCCTCACCCTCTGGCCCGAGTGGGCTTGGGCGATCGTCCATCTCGGCAAGCGCGTAGAGAACCGCACCTGGAAGCCGTTCCTCCCGGTCGGCACCACGTTCGCAATCCACGCCGGCAAGCACCTCGGAGGCAAGCCCGGCGCGGCATCCGCCCGCGAGGCCGAGGACGACGTGTTCAGCATGTACGGCGCGCAGTTGCCGCCGGGCCTCCGCGCCTGCCCCAAGTCCGCGATCGTCTGCCTCGCCACCATCGCCGGCTACGACCAGGACGACGTCACCCCCTGGGACGTGCCCGGCCTCTGGCACTGGCGGCTCACCGACGTCCGCGTGCTGGTCGAGCCGGTCCCCTGCCATGGCCGCCAAGGGCTCTGGACGGTCGACGGCTCCGTCGAGCGCGCCGTGCTTCGGGCGGCCCCGTGAGGCTCCTCGACGCCATCGAACGCGGCGAGCTCCACACCAACCGCGCCCGGCTCCAGTTCTGCCCCCACCGCAAGGGCCTCCACGTCGTCGGCACTGTCGACGGCGAGCCCGTACGGTGTGCTGAACTGCGCGGCCGTCCCCGAGGCGTCCAGAAAGCCCCCCGAGCCGCCGACGAAGGTTGTCACGACGGGGGTGCCGGCCGACACGTAGAGCGACACGGCGCTTCCCCCCGCCGCCGCGGGTGCGGGCGCGCTCGCGGCGCCCCACGACACGATTGTCGCGGCAGCGTTGGACGCGGGCTGCGCGGCCGTCGAGCAGAGGTACCACGCGGCGACGGTAAAAGCAGCATTGCCAGTGGGCAGCGC